GAAATAGGATTTAATTCTTTTATGTTAACTATATCAGCCATTTATACTTGAGGTTACATTTTGTAATTGTAAATCAATTAGTTGTTGATTTAAATCTAAATTTTGTTGTCTTAATTGAGTAATTTCTTGGATTAAAGGTTCTATATTCTCATCACTAGTAGTAAATTCTATATATTCCCCACTAGTTTTAACAAGATACTCATGAGAATTAAATTCCCCAAATTTAGGTATTTGGAAAAATATTTCTTGATAATTATTAAAAAATTCACCTACAGAAATAGATTGGGTTTGTTCAATAGATGAAGTTACCCCTAATTCAGTAAACTCGGTGTTAATTACTTGAGTATACTGATTTTTATTAAATTCTTGTTTTGTTAGGTTAATTTTAGCCATTAGTTACTTTAAAATAGTAATTATCATCAAAAACATAAGTTGAATTTCCAATTGTAGTTTTAATAATAATGGCATAATACCTTTCAGGTTCTAAACCATTCATGTAAACATCCATGTAACTACCACTAGAATCACAGCTTAATTTTGTATAAGTTGTATCAAAATCAATTACAAATTCATTTGTATCTAAATCTTTTAAAGCCCAATATGATGTTTCGGGTAAAGCTTGATTTTGAGTGTAATATGAACCAGTTTGCCATACTCTAGTAGGATATGTAGGTCTAGCATTTACTCTAAATCTGTTAATACTTCCTGTAAAAAATACTCCTGGGTTTTCAGCTAAGGTAATTGTGTTATCTTGACCTGAAAGTATAGATAAGGAACCAGTTTCATATGTAAAATCATCCCATTTAAATTCTAATTGGGGAGGATAAATAGTATGAGTATCAATAGAGAAAAATTTAATTTCTGGTTGGAAATTATTATCATTTACCCATTCTACTCTTTGTTTTACTAAAAAACCATCGTTTGAGGCCGAAATACTTGAAGTTTCATTTAGCTCAGCATCTCCAGAAGAAGCATAATAATCTAGAGACCCAGTTAACCACACATTTACAATTTTCGTTACATCAACATTTAAATCTTTATCTTGAGAATAGTTATATACTTGAGATGAAGATAAAAAAGTATTTACAGTAGGTGATGAGGTTGTATCAGCTTGTTTATCATACCATGTACCTCCACCTAGGGAAGCAGAAAGGATATTATAAGAAGAAGAAATATTAGGTCCTGCGTTTGTTACAGGCCATAAAGTACTTCCAGATTCATCTATAAATTGCCATGAAACTCCGTCGGTTGTTAAAGGGGAATCTAAATATTTTCCCGTACCCATTACCCAAGAACTAGAAACAGCATATACATCTAATGTTGTATCTAATTTTAATCCTGTTGTTTGAGAAATAAAACATCTCAAATTTGACTGCCAGTCAGCACCACTAATTTTATTATTAACTACGTCTTCAATTTCAGTTTGATCAAATTTAACTAAAAATCTACTAACTTGAGGATTTGGTTCTGTTGGAGCTATTGATGTAAGAGTCGATTCAATGATCTCATCTAACCCTGTGTTCATTGTAGGGTACATTGAGTACATTGTAGCATCTGCTGTGGGAAAAATTTTATATATTGCCATAATATTATAATGGTACTACTTTACCTTTAATGTCTGTTGTTGGATATTTTAATTCAAAAATCATTGGGTCAATTGAAGGATAAATTACATTGTTTGTAGTAGCTCCTTCTATATCATATGAATAATCTGAGTACCCATCATCAGAACCTGTTTTATTTACTATTTCAATTTTTTTAACAGTTTGAACTCCATCTATATTATCTAAAAGAACATTTAAATCCCTTAATAAAATAGGTTGATTAATTTGCCATTTATCGATTAAGAAAGTATCTTGTAAAGCTTCTATACATTTTAACAACACTTCATCTGAGTTATATGAAGGTAATGTAATGATTTCAAAATTAATTCCTATATTAATAATAAAAGCATCTTTAATACCTATAGAATCATTAATCATTTTATATTCAGCTAAGTAAGTAGCCAAATTTTGTTTTAAAGCAGGGGTTGCGGTATTTAATTGTTTTAAATTATTATAAGATAAAACATATAAATCTAAAGTATTTTTTGAATTTGAATTTGCTTTGGGTTGTTCGGCAAATACTTTAGAAACAGTTCCATATATTGAAGGTAAACTTAATGCTCTAACTACATAATCATTGAATGTTACGTTTCTTAATTGGTTTTGGAAATTTCCTAAAGAATTTTGTCTAATTTCGTTAATGTCGTCTCCATCAGAACCCCCTGAAGCTGCTAATGGGTTTGATACTAATAAAGTCCCAAAAATTTGATTAGCTAAACTTGAATCCGCTATAGTAGAATTAACAAAAGTAACATTAGTTAAATCTAAATCAGTTAAAGATTCTGCTTGAACATTTGAACTAACCCCACCACCAGTCAAATATCTAATAGTTAAAGTTGTATTTGAAGGAGCAATACCATAGGTATTAGTAAAAATAAAATTAGTTGGAGAAAAAGCTGTTGTTAATTTATTTTGTTCACTAGGTAATCCTAAACCCACATTATCAGGATTGGGAATTAATTCTTCAGTTGTATCATTTGGGTTACCAGATCCAAATTGTAATTGAAGAGATGTTTTACTTAAAAATCTAGTTGCAAATCTATTAGATACTTGTTTTAATTTTAATAAATAAGCTATATTGCTATCTGAAGATAAATTTGGGTCATTTGGGTTAGTATTTTTTAGATTTTCATAAACCGCATCTTGGGCTAAATAATCTACTTCATACCATTCTTCATTATCAGAATCAGTAATGTCTAAAATACCTATAATATTATTATCATCTATAGTTCTTGTATCAAATGGAACGGGAGATGTGAATGTAAATGCTTTATTTTTTATAGTGGCAGATATTACTTGTCTTTGTTTTTTAAGTAAAAAATATGTTGGTAATCCACCCGCTGTTTGATATACTGTTACTTCAGTAGGATCAAGAGAACTACTTAAAGTAAAATCTACTTTATCCTGGATTAGAAATTGTAAAGATCCCGAAAGGTTAGAAGTTACTGCTGTATTTTCTGGGATTTGTAATGCATAGGAATAATCTGGAACTTTGACACTTCCGCTACTTTTAGCTGGGACTTGTTGATATATATCTAAGGTAGTTGTAGCTACTGTTGTTGCTTTAGGTTTATATCCCATCATATACGCCAAATCATATAAATTTTGGGTTTGACGAGCATATTGCATAAAAGTTTCTTGGAATTGGTTATCTACATAAAATGATAGAACATCTCCTACATAAGCAGCCATTTCCAAAAACATCATTCCTGGGGATGCTTCTGTAAAATCATTATAAGTATTAGGGAAATAAGTTTTAGTATAATCAATAAGATTATTTCTTAAAGAACTAAAATCTCTATTTACATATTTTATATTTCTATTTACTGCCATGTTATAATTCTAGATTAATTTCATCTTCTATACCAAAATTGGTAGCCACATAAGTTATTTCTATAAATAATGAATTAGTTATATCTTCAAAATTTATACTTAAATTTTTTAAATTAACAAAAGGAAAATATTGTTTTAATTCATCGTTAATTATTTTTTCTAATAGTTCAACAGTAATTGAATCTACATTTTCAAATAATTGGTTTTGGATTGCGCTACCAAAGAAAGGACTAAATACTTTTTCTCCTTTTCTTGTTGAAAAAAAGTTAATTAAATTGTTTTTTATAGCATCTCTAGTTACATAATTAGATTGAAACACAGAAGGAGCATTAAAGGGAATATTTATCCCTACAGCTTTTCTATCTATAGTATCAATCGGAAATTTATTATTAACTATTATTGCCATTATTTAATCATATTCATTATTTGATCCATCCCTACTTCACCTGCTGGGAGGTCTCCTCCTGGCATTGTTCCTTTAGGTTGGAAATTCCCATTATAAGCGGTAGTTGCAGATCCTCCTTGTTGCATTTCTCCCAATATTCCTGAGAACATGTCTCTACGTTCTTGAGGGGTTAATTGTTTTGGATTTTCAACATGAGGTTGAGCATAAGTTCCTTTAGATTCAGTAACTACTTTTGGTGATTTTACTGCTTCTAATAAAATTTCACGCAACTCCTCTTGGATCGCTTCTTTTACAGCTTCTTTAACTAAGTTTTTTAATTGTGAGGTTTTCATATGTTATAAATATTTAAATTAATAAGCTTTTAAATTATCTCTATCAATAATAAATTTTAATTCATTTATTAGTATTAAAGCATTAGAAGAAAATGATAATTCTCCTTTAATCATCGGTATTCCATAAGTATTATAACCAACAGCTTGATATCTATTTACAGTTGGTGTAAAAGGAACAGTCTCAATTTCTATAATAAAGCCATTATATGTTACTGGGTCTTGGTCATCAAAGTTACTATTACCTAATTGGGCTAGGGATTTTGTTTCAGAAGATAATGATTTAATTTTTATATCTCCACTGTCGTCTAGAGGTCGTTCTATATCAGTAAGACAAGGTTCTAATTTTTCTGTTATACTTTCTATAATAGTAACTACTTTATTTATAGTTAAAGAAACTATTGATGCTGAAGCTGTAATTCCTCCTACTCCTGCTATCACTTTGGGTAATCTAGGAGATCCATCATTATTATATAATAAATTATTATTAATCCAGTCTAAATCATCTAATGCAGATACAATTATTCCGGGGATTAGGGGTACTGTTTTAGCTGCTGTTGAAACTATAGGGATAGTTACTTTAAGAGCTGTGGATACTTGTTGAGTAATTGTAGCATAACGTCCTATATCATCTGTAAATCCTGTTATTTTAGTTATAAAATCCGAAATTTGATTTAAATCATCAATAGTATTATTTAATTGGTCCAAAACATTAAGACTTACTTCGGGAGGGGGACAAAAATTTCCTATAATATCTGATGCTTGACTTTGTGCTTCGTTTTGAGCTTCTTGAAACATTTGGTTAGCTAAATCTAGTAAAACAGGAGCCATAGTTGTTGCTATATGGGATCCTTTTTCTAATAAAATTGGAGTAAATTTAGCTAAACCTTTAGGTTGGTCAGTATTATTTTTTACATTATCCGTTGCTTCTTTTAGATCATCTTTTCTTTGCTGTCTTTCTTCTTGTTTTTTAATTCTTTCATTTTTAATCTTTTGACGAGCCGCCTTCAATTCAGATTTTTTATTTTTTCTAAATGATTTAAAAGAGGTATTATATGGATTATTAGTAGCCATTATATTGTAAAGTTATCTTTAGATTTAATATTTTCTAAATCTCGCTGAATTACACTTAAACTATTTTTTACAGTAACGGCAATACTATTTAATGGAACTACGGGGGCACCTGGAGGGACTCCTACTAAAGTTTCACATATAGACATAAAAGATTTTAAAGTATTTATTAATTCATCCAATAATTCGGTAGTTTGGTTCCCAAGTAGTAAAGGTTCATCTGCTTCTTTATCACCTAAATATATTTTATTAGATTGAACATAAACATTATCTGTGTCTAAATTGACACTTTGATAAGCATTTAAGTTAATAGATTTTCCGGATGATAATAATATATGATCTTTATTAGAATTAAAAAGTAATCTACCTGAGTTTATAATGATTTGATTTTCATTATATTGGTTTGGTGATAAAGGTGGATCTGAGGGGTAGCTGTCATAATTTTGAGAAGATACATCAATTGGGATTTGTTGAGTAGAAGTAGCATATATAGAACCTAAATCTTGATTTATATCTTCAGTAACAGGAATCCAGGGTTCATTTGTTGAAAGTGTTTGACCATTTCTTAAAATAAAAATCGGATCACCATTTTCTCCACTATTAGACCATGGGTTTTGACCTAATACAGTTGACCCAAATCTTATACTTTGACCCCATCTGCCTTCATATATAATGTCTCCTTCGTAAGGTTGTAAATTTTGAATTGAATCTTTATCCTCAAAAGTATTTCCTAAATTTATATCATTATCGTTATCTTCTTCTATACTATTATTAGTAGCACCTGCTTGAGCATTAGCATAAGAAGTAGATTTAGAAGTTGAATTATTTTTTTCATTAAATTCAATTAAAGGATCGGGGAGTGCGTTTTGATGTGTATTATTCCATAAATTAATAGGAAGAAAATAATAATATTCTGTTTGGTTTAAATCAATATTTCTTGGATCCTGAGTGTTAACTGAGGGGAAAGATAATATATAAGCTATTTCATTTAATAAAGGAACTTGTCTTGTATTAGGAAATAATGGTTTAGCAAAATTATAATTTTTTAATAAATTATCTTCAAATGTTTCTTTATTCTGAGGGATGGGGTTAGTAAAAGGTTCAAACATTATACCTCCTAAGGTATCATACCCCCCATGTTTATCCCATAATTTAGAATAATTTGTTTTAATATCTTCCATATCAAGAAAAGTAAAACGAACCCTTACAGGTTGAATTGTAAATTTACTTGTTCCTCCAAATGAAGATCTATTAGAAGAAGATTGTGCTGCTAAACCTATTTGCATTATTTTTCTTCTTTACTATTATCTTGAAGTTCTTCCATAGCAGCTAAAAGTTGTTCTTTTTCTTCATCTGAGATGGAAAAATCACCTTCAGCTGTTTCAGTTTGTAAAGCGCGTTGAACAATTGTAGCCATTTTGATGAGTTGTTCATCATTTTTAACCCCAATTTCCATGTATTCTTTAATTAAGGGAACCACAAGAGTAGCATCACCAATATCAGAAATTAAAGGTTTTAATTCTGAGATAAGAGCTGTTACTTGTCTTTTTTTCTCGTTTTGGTTATCATAAATTTCTTGGATGATGTCCGAGAATTTTTTCTTACCAAATACTATACTGTCTAATTGTGACATAATACATATGCTTTAGTTTATTATAAATATTAAAACTAAAACTTTGTATACCCCGTTTCAAGATAGAATATATAATTATCTTTAAATATATCGTAAAGACGATTAGCTATTTTAGTAATTTTAGGGGTTTTAACATCTACCATCTCACGAATGTAAATGTAAAGAGCTTTTTTATTAAACACGTCTATATCTTCACGTTTGCGGAAGATTTCTAAGATCGCATCTGCTATTTGGGCATCGTTTCCTTTTGGAAATAACGTATATATATTTTCTGTAACATGGTCAACATATTCATCTATGAATGAAGATAATTTATCTTGGATATTATCTCCATCAATTATATAAGAATGATTTTCATCTTCCTCTAATACAGATACAGGAGCTTTTTCAACTCTTTTTTTATAATTTTTCTGGTTTTGGAGAATTAGGTAACGTTTAGCAATAGTCCCAAAATATGAATATGCTTTGGCCCCTCTAGAAGGATCAAATTTATCTAATTTAGAAAGTAAAAATGTAATTACTTCATGTTGTAGATGTTCAATATCGTCTACCTCGGTATAATAAAATTTGAAGGTATGAATAATATTTTCTGTTAATTTGAAGAAAGCATAATGAATCCTATCTCGGTAAATATCACTACGTACCGAAGGATCAGGAGTGTTATTATATAAAACTATAGCATCTTCAGTATCCTGAGTGAAATAGTTTTTTGACTTCTTTCTTCTTTTTTTAGCCATATATTAAATATTTTTAACATTAAAGCTATTAAGAACAGATTGAATGTTTTTTAATTGTTCAAAGAAAAACCCAACTTCATCATCAGATTTAAATGTTTCTTTTTGGTCAATCTCTTTCAAACGCTTATCTGTATTCTCAATGTAATCTGAGATTTTGTTTAGATAAGTCATATATCCAGCAAGGATATCTTCTTGTTTTTCATTTTTACGTAAAAGGTTAAAGGTCGTGTATCCTAAGACCACGACCATAACCGACAAAATAACAATAGCAATTATCATAGGTTATCTAACATATTTTTCAACCCAGCACTTTTAATATTACCTAAAGCTTTATTTTTAGTACTAGATTGTGTCTTATTATTAGATAATGTAAAATTCTCTTTTTGCCCATCCAAGCTATCCTTTTCTCCTCTTAACTTAGGTAACCACTCACGCTCAAACTCAATACGAGCAGCCATTAAATCGGCCTGATGTAGGATAAATGGAAGAGATGTACGTGGTTTCTGTTCTGGCATATACGCAAACAAATATTTTTTGTTAGCGTCATCATACAAACCATCGTGAGTTTGGATAGCTAGCATTTCATTAAATGAATATTGAACACCATGAGATTGAAGCATAAATAATCCTCTATCTGGGACTGATGCGAATGGTACTTTAGTGTTAAACATATAATCTTCACCTAGTTTTTCCTTTCTCCATTTATCAGTCTGAGGAATATATGATTCGTTTTCTTCATCACCCATTTTACCTAAATCATGATTGATAGCTGAAAATACAAGTTCTTCTTTTGTGAATGTAGTCATATCACATCCTTCTTCCTTCCATAGCTGGGATTGTTTAAGTGCACATCTAACAACACGATTTACGTGTTCAACATACCCACCAGGGAATGCATTATGATATTCTTTTTTATGAGCAGCGGGCATTAACATTACACGTTCTTGATATTTGTTGTAAAAATCAAGTAGTTTTTGTTTACGCTCACCAGTGATGTGTGAATTGATATTGGAAATAAATTCTTCCCAATTTGATTGGATTTGTTCTGCTGTTAAAACCATTTATATAACTTTATTTATTAAATTCTCCAGGTGTTCGAGGCTCTCTTTGAATGTAATCTTTTACATCTTGGATAATATCTCTAGTTTGACTTAAAATAACCATAAAATCATTAGCATTCCCTCCTCGAGATAGTAATGATTCCAATTGGGAAATTTTCCCTTCAGTTATTTCTAATTTTCGTGTAATGATTTCTCTATGTTGCATAACGTTATTATTTATATATTTTCCCGGGTTCCTTATCCCCCTTATTTCCTTATTTCTCCTTACCTATCTTATCATCCCTTTTTCCCTTAACCCTGTATTCTAAAGATACCTAAAGTATTTCTGGGGTCCAAGTTTAGGTAGAAGACTTCATACACAAATCCCAAACCTTTTTTAAATGGGCACATTTTTCATATTCCTCATATTCCTCCCAAAATGAAATAGAAAATTGAAGATATGTTTTTAAATGCTCATCATTGTAATAATTTACCGCATATTGGTGTTTATCTTGCGTTATATCAACTTTAGATATCCAATACCATGCTCTATTGTAAGTTACAAATTCACCCGCAGTTTCAACATCATATGTGTTAAGTTCTTCTTCCATTTGAGCAATAAAACCTGCGATTTTCTGGTTAAAATTGCGATGATTTGCTATAAGTTTTTTAAGCATCCCTACCCAGTATAGAGGATGTTCTGTATAATTTTCTAATGTAATAGTCTCTCTTTCAGAAGGTTGTTCTGAAGAGTAATCACCTGTAAATAAACCAAATATTTTATT